CAAGCTTGGACTATTTAGCAGCTGTAAAACGGTGAGTTGATTTAGGGTTAGTCCCCACTGCACAGCAGCTTCCATTTGCCGTTTGAAGTAGTCTTCCATATGAAAATAATTAAATTTTTGGCAAAGATAATACTTTTTTGTAAATAATGCAAGAAATTATTTGCATATGTCAAAAAAATGTGCTAATTTTGCGACCAGATTGATATTTGAAATAATTGGTCACATCACTAAATGACTAATACATAAGGAGATAGGATCCCGATCGTATCTAGGGTTCGAATCCCTATCTTTCCGCTGAATTAAAGTCATTTAACTGATAATCAAGCAGTTAGATGACTTTTCTTTTTGCAATTTAGTCTCATTTTGCCCCAAAAGTAGCTTGTTGGTGCGACCAGTTTTTTCATCAGAAAAATCGGTCGCATTTTTTTATTAACTTTTTAATAACCAACAAGTTATGGTAAATTTTCAGTTCTATTGCAGAGAGTCAAAAACTAACAAAAATGGGTATGCTTACGTAGAGTTATCTATCATCATTAACGGAAAACGAACCTACATCAGCCTTGACCGTAAAGAGAAACCATCTGATTTTAAGAAACTGGTAGAGAGCAAGAAAAACAACGATCTGAAGGATTATCTTGCTCTTATGAGAGAGAAGATCAACTCTGCTATTACAGACCTTCTGAGGCACAATGAAGCTCTTACAGCTGAATCCTTGAAGGACTACTTAAAGAATGGTGGAGTCCGTTACTACAGCATTGAGAACCTATTTAATGACTTCTTAGATGTAATGAGACCAAGCTTTGAGGAGTGCAACTACAAGAAGTACTTGCTAGTTAGAGATGAGTTCTATGCTCATATTGATAAGGAGAAGGAGGTTACGGCTGTCACAAATGCCGTTATCCGGTCTTTTATGATCAAGGAGTATAAAACCTTCAGCGAGAGCACTGCTGCTGGTAAAATGGCTAAATTGAAGGCTGTAATGATGTTCGGTCTGAACAATGCTAAGATGACTGTCAATCCTTTCGGCAACATCGTAATCAGCAAGCCTAAGGATAAGATTGAATACTTAGAAGATGAGGAGCTAGAGGTGATTATAAAGAAGGAGTTTGTTTGTGACCGTCTGAACCAAGTAAAGGATCTGTTTATATTCCAAGCTGGTAGCGGTCTTGCATACGCTGATATGGCTTCTCTAAGACCAGAAGACGTGCAAGAGAAGGAAGGTATCTACTTCATCAAAAAGAACCGTCAGAAGACAGATATTGAGTACACAGCCATCCTTTTACCGTGTGCTATAGAGGTGCTTAGAAAGTATGATTTCTGTCTGCCAGTAATCAGCAACCAGAAGTTAAATAGCTACTTAAAAGAGATCGGTGATTGCTGTGGTCTTAAGAAGAGCCTTCACAGCCATCTGGCTAGAAAGACCTACTGCACACACCTTATAAATAGTGGTACTCGCTTAGAGGTAGTTAGTAAGTGTGCTGGACATAGCAATACTAGGATCACCCAAGCCATTTATGCTCATTTACAAACCAAGACCATATTGAAAGAGGTATCTGAGAGACTTTGAAAGTTTTAGTTAAGTTACGAGAGTGAGAAGAGGTTTAAAACTTTTTCTCACTTTTTTTGTGCTTACTCTTATCTGGATGAAAATAAATACCGATATTAGCTTTAGGAAATAAGAAATATTTCGGATAATCAAAAAACTTCTATTTAACTATATGAATTTGATGATTTTTGATGCTTGTCAAAAATTCAACATATGTGATTTATCAAAAATTCAACATAAATACTAAAGGGACAATACTAAAGGGTTAATTACTTCGTAATTAACAACATCTCGGCTCCTTCGGAACCTCAATGATTAAAGAAATGAATACAACAAAGAAAACTTATCAGCGCATTCCGGTGCTGATGCTGGAAAAACAAGTAAGTCCAAAAGAGGCTTATCTCTACGCAAAACTATCAATGCTAGAGAACAAACACTACTGCCAAGCTGCTCTTGGTAAAACACCTCTCAATAAGAAAGTAGAGATGGGCAGAGATACCGTTTCTAAGACCATTGAGGCACTTTCTAATGATGGGTTTATAGAAATTACTCAGACTCGTTTAGAAGGTCATACATTCAATTCTAATGTTTACTTCCTACTTCCCTACGAAGGCTACTATAGAAGTGTTTATAATGACTTTATCAATTTAGAAACCTTAGATGCCAATACTAAAGGATTTGCTATCCTACTTCAACTTTACGGTAAGAAGGTTGATAACATCTCTGAGATCTCCAGAGCTACCGGAGTATCAATTAACAGCTGCAAGAAATACATTGCTGCTCTAGAAGCAGAAGAAGTGTTGGTAGACGGAGAACTCTCCAGAGAGTATTTTGGTAAACAACACATTGACAGCCTTAAGAGAGAATTTGAAAGTAAATCAGAGGCAATTATTGAACCACTTGATAGTAGTTCAGAAACCTATAAATACAGAGTTAGATGCTTAGAAAATCTCAGAGACCAGCTTTCTAACAATTACATCACATACAAGATGGCTATCGGCAGAATCACCGATATTGAAGCTGGCACTTATTGGAATGGTAAACAATTTAAATCGGAGGAAAATATATGTTTGTAAGTAGTGAAATATTAAAGAGTGTAAATCCATTAGAAGCAGTCATTTACGTGACAATTTGTAGAATGCAAAATAGGCATTTTGAAGCCACGAAATTTCATACAAGATACATTGGTAAGGCAGTACTACATAGAGACCTTACAGCCAAAGAAACAGAGCTTTTTGAAAAGTGCTTAGCCAACCTACACGATCGTTTTCAGTGCACCGGAGACAAGCATCCAGATCGTTATAAGCAAGATTTACAAGTAAGAGTAGCAATCCTTGATACAGACCTAAAAGCTATGAGCAGAGGACTCTGGTTTCAACTCAAAGCTGGTAAAGAAGGTAACTTCAATGTTACCGATGAGCTATTGGAGATACTTTTACAAGAACTAACTGATGCTGAGTTGCTTAAAAATGGAAAACCAGTATACGAAGAGGAAAAATTGACAAAAGAAATGGTGTTGTAATTTTTTTTATAAAAAAAGTAGCAACAGTTTGTTTTTGTGAAATTGAATGTGTAAATTTGAGTATCAATAAGAAATAAAAATAACAATATTATGAATAAACAAGAATTAATTTTAGAAGTTGCTACTCTCACAGAAGAGAACAAGAAAATGGAGGCTACAATTGCCGAATTAAGAAAGTATGCAGTGAAGCAGAATGAGATCATTGCAGAGTTACAGAGTCAGATTAGAAGTTTAACACCAAGATGGGAAGTTGTTGATGAAACGTTAGTACTTAACTAAGAAAATGAAGACCAGTATAGATCAACGATCAAAAGACATTGTAACACAGTTGCTAACTAAAGCTGGATTTACAAACATAACTAATACAGACCAGTCTCACGATCAGTTCTATTACTTGGATATTACCGCTGAGAAGAATGGCAATCTTTATGGCTTTGAGCTTAAAGACAGAAGTTGTGCTCACGATAGATACGGTGACATAATGTGTGAGAAACAGAAAGCTGATAAGGCTGCTGAGGATCTTAAAAATGGAACCTATTACAGAGTTTATGTTTGTAATCTGTTTACAGACAATGTAGTTGCTTTTAGCAACACATTAGATGGTGAAGAAACCGTTAAATACTGCCCAAACACTACAAGCTTTGGTGACAGAGGTTACTCCTATAAGAGTATGTGGAACTTACCACAACAAACGGTTTTTAAGTATGATGAATCAATGACATTTACCAAACTATGAAAATTATAAACTACAATTACGATAAGAGAGTAGATAACGATGTGAGACCGGTAAGTTCAAAGATGCAAGACATCGTAGAATGGGTTTACCGGACTCATTTAGTTGAGTTCTACGTTACCTTGAATCTTAGAAAGCCAATGAGTAATCCAGATTGTCAAGATTACTGTCAAGAGATCTACTTACAGCTCTGTGAAGTACCTCAAGAGAAATGGGATGAGATGTGGAACTACGGATATGTTGCTCTTAAGAGCTATGTTTGTCAGCTTATAAAGAATAACAATCAGTCAAGTAACAGTAGAGCTTATTACAACATAAGAAAGAGTACCAAGAACTGGATTATGTATGAAGACTTTGATGAAGTCTCAACAAGAGATGAATTAGTTGAACTGGACAGAAAACTACAGCGAGAAACCTATGAAAATACCTCAGATTACGGAGATGAAGGAGCTTCTGATGGAGACTCTGGAGGATTGCAAGAATTGGATTGAAGAAACTAAATATCTGGACTACGATGAGTCAGAGCTGTATAGTAAGCAGCAATACTTGTTACTCTGGAATACAGCTTTTGAAGTATTAGAGGAATGGGAACAGAACCTTTTAATCTATGACACTTACGAAGGAGGCTTAGTAAAGGACAAGAGAGAGGCTCTGAACCTAAAGAAGAGCAGCTATAACAAATACCTAAGAGATATTAGAAAGAAGGTCAGAGATGCACTTGGAGTTGCTCCACCTTTAAAGAATGATAACTTAATAAAGTACAACCAGACAAGATGATTAACCTATTACTGATAAGTTGGATTATAGTATTTATCGTAGATATTAGCGGATGGACAGCTACTTGGAAAAGGTGGCTGTCTTTACTGCTTACTAACGGTAAGATTGGGAGTATTGATTACGATCTTAAGCCATTCAGCTGTAGTTTATGTATGACTTGGTGGATTGGCTTGATTTATCTACTGATTGCTGGTAAATTTACTGTTGGTTATGTGGCTTTTCTGGCTTTAGTAGCTGCTGCAACCAGAATTACAGAAAGTATATTTAACCTCTTAGAGGACATTATTTTAAGTTTAATAAATAGAATAGAGAAACTACTATGACAAGAGAAGAATACGATAAATTAACTCCTTACGAAGAATACTTTAAGACAGCAGTCAATTGTAACTATGTAAGGACAATACTCAACAAGGATTTAGAAGTTCTGACAGAAGTCGGAGGAAGACTTGGAGTAATACTTAAAAGTAAGCACTGTGGTGCTTGTATATTAACATTTGTAAAGAAATTAGGAGGTTTATATTATGAAAAAAGAGAAGAAATTTCCAAAAGAGCTAACCGGAGAAGTGAGAAGGAAAATAGTGTTGCAGAAGATAGCAGCAAATGAACCTTACTGGACTATAGTAGAGGAGCTCAAGGAAGAATGGGGAATTGCTGAGGCAACTGCCAAGCAATATATTGCAGAGTCACTGAAATACTTAAATAGTGATGAGTTCAAGGATACTATGAAAGGCATTAACCTTACCAGACTTGAGCAGATTATTACGGAAAGTATGGGATCTGACAATAAAACAGCATTAAAAGCAATTGATTTGAGTCAAAAAGCAGTCGGTGCGTATACAGAGAAGATTGAGATTGAATCGGATAACGAGATCAACATCACCTTCAATGTATGAGAGGAATAATCTATAAATACACGGCACCCAACGGTAAAATTTATATTGGTCAGACTACAAACGAAAAGAAAAGGAAGAAAGCACATAAAAACATTTCCTATAATCCTAAAATCAAAGATTACGATACACACTTCCACAGAGCAATTAGGAAGTATGGATTTGATTCGTTTAAATATGAAGTTCTGTTCTGGACTATCTCCAAGTCAGAGGAAAATATGAAGGTTGTACTTGATACCTTAGAAAAGTTCTACATTCATAAGTACAACACTTTTGATCCAAGGTTTGGATATAATATGATTAAAGGAGGTGACGGACAGACTGGAATGGCTGGAGAGAAAAATCCTTTCTATGGACACAAGCACTCTGAGGAAACTAGGAAAAACTGAGCGAGTCCCATAAAGGGAAGAATACTTGGCTTAAAGGAGTCAAACTGTCAGAAGAACACCGAAAGAAGATTTCCGAATCTAAAAAAGGGAAAAGAACCCATTCTCAGAAAGTGCTCTGTATTGAAACCGGAGTTATTTATGATGCTATTATAGATGCAGCTTCAGCAATAAACGGACATAGACAGTATATCAGAAAGTGTTGTAAAGGAATCAATGACCAATATAAAGGCTACCACTGGAAATACGTAGCTTAACTATGGCAACAAAACAAATTACGATTAACAGCGATTTAAAGCTTTATAAACATCAGCGAGATTTTATAGACGGTGTACTGAATAACTTTAAAGGTTCGGTACACTGTTGTGTTTCTCCAAGACAATGTGGTAAGAGCTTATGTGTAGTTGTTCTGCTTTTAAAGGTAGCACTGGAGAGGAAGAACACTACCAGCATCTGTGTATCACCTACTATGAACCAAGCAGAGAAGCTTTACAAAGATTTACTGACTAGAATACAAGGAACTCCTCTAATAAAGACAACTAACGGAGTTAAATTGGCTATCACACTTATAAACGGAAGTGTAATCCTATTTAAGAGTGCTGAATCCGATATTGCTAGCTTGCAAGGCTACACGTGTACCGGATGTTTGGTGATCGATGAAGCCAGTTTTATTCGCAACGAGGTTTTCTATGCAATTCAGCCTTGGTGCCGAGTTCATAAAGCACCTATAATAATGACTAGCACACCTAGATTTAAAAGCGGATTCTTCTATGACTTTTACCAGCTTGGACTGGAGGATGGAAACCGAGTGTTTAGTTATAATTGGGCAGACTATGATCTAAGTGCTTTACTTACAGAGGAAGATAAGGAGGAGTTGAGAAAACAATTACCAAAGCAAACTTACCTTTGCCAAGTATTGGGACTGTTTTTAGATCAAGAAGGTTCAGTATTTGGAGAGTTCAGTCACGTACTTGGTAATAGTTACACAGATGGACTTAATACTTACATAGGAGTTGACTGGGGAGCTTGCACTGGTAATGATGAAACTGCAATAGCAGTATTTAACAGTGCTAAACAGATGATTGACCTTATACACTTTAACGATAAAGATGAAACTCAGACAATTGAGGCTGTTATGGGTGCTATAAGGAAATACAAACCATTAAAGGTTCTGGTTGAAAAGAACAGCATTGGTAATATCTTCCTTGGATTGCTTAGAAAGGCAGTTCTAAAGGAAAGATTGGGTACTAGGGTTATTGCATTCAACACCACTAACGAAAGTAAAGAGAGATTGGTCAATAACTTGCAAGTAGAGATTCAGAACGGTACGATTCAGTTGTTAGATGATGATGATTTAACGAGTGAGCTTGCTACTTATGAAATGAAGCTTAGCACCACCGGAAAGAAAACCTATAATGCTATTAGTGGAGCTCACGATGACCTTGTGATTGCTACGATGTTAGGGTTAGAAGCAACCTTAGCAAAGCAACCAACAACGATGAGGTTCGCGTAAATTGGGAAATTTATACTTTTAAAAAGACTTAGGGGAAGATTGGGAAATGGGATTTACTAAATTTTTCACCAACCCACTGGATTTGTAAAATTTAAACTTCCAAGTTTACAAAAATTAGCGAAATAAACACTGTGGCATTTGCTTAAATTGCTGTTTTATACCCTAAAATTGCTGTTTTAGCAAGTTCTGAAGTAATCCGAACCTAATTTATAAATAATTAATTTTCAATAAGTTATGAAATTCAATAAGAAATCGGTCGCAAATAGTGACAAATTTGGATGGAAAGATGTGACACTGGAGCAGTTCAACTTGATCCAAGAAGCAATACACATAGAAGATGAAACAGAGAGAGTATTGGAGCTTGTTTCCATTATTTTCGGAGAAGATACTCTAGATCTACCAGTTGCAGAGTTTCAGCAGAAGGTTAAACAGTTATCCTTCTTATCAGAGAAAGTTCCGGAGGTGTCTACTAAAAAGAAATACACTTTAAATGATAAAACTTACTCATTAGCAGCAGATTTGACAAGAATGACAGCTAGTCAGTATATAGACTTTACAAACTTAGCTAAAGATGGTAAACTCAATCAGCAGATTGCAGTATTCCTTATTCCAGAAGGTAAGACTTACAATGAAGGATACGATCTAGAAGATGTCTTTAAAGATGCTTTACAAATAAGCATAGTGGATGCACAAGCACTGGCTTTTCTATTCAAGAGACAATTACTAGCATTCATAACTCTTTTCCAACACTATTCAATCAAGTCAATCAAGAAGCTGAAGCTGGAGAAGAGTCTGGAGAACGAGATGATAGCGAGGATCAAGGATCAAACAATCCTTACGGAATCACTCCTTATCTCTTAAAGTTCTGTGAAGTAACAAACCATACATTAGATGAAACCTTCAAGACTGAAATTACACTAGTCTTCTACATTGTCTCTTACGAAGTTCATCTAGCAAAACAACAAGAAAAGGAATTAAAACGATGGAAAGCAACTCATTAACAATAACTCCAGAGATCGTAAGATTAGTTGATCAGATGGCTGCTGATTATAGAGCAAATCTACCAGTAGCCTCTGGTAACTTAAAGAACTTTACATACGGTTGTGAGTTCAATGGTTCTCTATTTGAAGTTTACTTCAATCTACCGGAATACTGGAAGTATGTAGAGAACGGTAGAAAGGCTGGTAAGATGCCTCCAATAGATGCTATTAAGAGATGGATGTTAGTAAAACCAATAGTTCCAAAAGCTGGGAAGAATGGAAAGATACCAACTCCTAATCAAACAGCTTACTTAATAGCCAGATCAATTGGAGAGAAAGGAATACCAGCTGGACATCAGCTATCAGATACTTTACAAAAGGATTCCTCTATTATAAACCAATTAGAACAACTCATTATAAATCAATTAGAAAATGAAATACTTGGATGAAGACATTTCACTCCAGTTTACTGGATTGAATCCTAATCAATACTACATTTACAGAGTGGAACTGTTTGATTACTCTGAAGAGTCTTACTATGACATCTTTGTAGGTTCTGCTTACACCTTCTCTGACACTTTAGATCTGGATATTACAGAGATACTTGCAAACTACACTTACTCACATCCCTTTACAAAGGTAACTTCTGCAAATCAGCAGTCCAACTTCTTAATCAGCAAGGTAAGAGTAACTCTTAACAACACCACTAAAGAAGAGGAAGTAGCTATGGTTTACCGTTACCCTAATAAGAACTACGAAGAATACCTAAACAGAGCTTTCATTTACTCTCTTCCACTATTACAAGGAGCAGTTAAAGACGGTGACTTTTACAAGCTTACAGTCTTACCTCACGTTCCTTCCGGTATTACCTTCCCTTACATTTACTTTAACCCAATGGAAAGAGAAGAATCAATGCAGTACTATGCTGACAGAGAGCTAATTGCTCAATGGGACTCTTACTTAGGAGGTAATATCAACACTTTAGAAACACAAGGCTCTCTAATAGAAGTCTCTGCTCCAGAATGGAACACTCAAAAAGTAGTAGCTTACGGAGTATATGGAGAGGCTCTGAGAGAAGATATTCAACCTAAAGAAGCAGAATCCTTCCTTTATCACGAACTTGGGATTGGAGTACAACAAGCAACCATCCTCATTAGAGCTATGCAGAGAGGTCAGACTGTACTTCTTAAAAGCTATGACACTATGGCAGAAGCCTCAGAAGCATTTATGAAGTGCTCTGTTTACTTTGATTGCTCCATTTCTGATATTACAGAGCAAGAAAAGTACTATATGCCAATTGCAGTAGTAGATGATTGTCCTTCTCGCTATTACTTGATGTGGCAAGACCGATTTGGAGGAGTACAATGTCAGCCATTTAACGGTACTTCTACTTACTCTGAGTCAATCAACACTATACAGATCCAGAATTATCAAGGACACCGTAGAAATGCTACTCATATTGTAGATCCTATCTACTCTTTAAATACCAAATGGCTTACTGAGGAGGAGTATCCTATTTACGAATCTCTCTTTACATCTCCTTACTTGCTCCTAATTGATACAGAGCTTGATAAACAGTATAGAGTAATACTGATAGGAGAAGATTACACTGAAAAGACCTTCCGTAACCAGAAGCAGATGTTAAACCTTAATATCCAAGTAAAGGTGGATAAGCTACAAACTATTTACTCATAATGATCACAAGACTATTCTTAAACAACGAGGAAGTAGAACTGGATAATCAAGTTGATTTTACGATTAACAAGGCATTTGAAGACATAACCGATCCCACTACCATTATAAATGAATGGTCTAAGACGGTTAATATTCCCTTTACAAACCGTAACAATCAGTTATTCGGTTCTATCTTCTCTATTGATAGACAAATACTTACTGGAGGATCTCATCCTACTGGTATTTACTTTGATCCTACCAAGAAGGCTGATTTCAAGCTGCTCTACAACAACTCTCTTATTATGAGCGGTTACTGCAAGCTTACTACTGTTACTATTAAAAACAGTGGTTCCTACTACAACATCAACCTCTTTGGTCAGCTTGGTAACATCTTTCACGAACTACAGCAGCTTTCCTTTAATCCAGATCTTACAGATCCCTCTAACATTAAGTACACTATTGGTAAGTTCAAAGGCTACGATGATGCCGGATTTCCTATTTATGAACCATACATTAATGAATTTATAAATAAGGATCTAGTTTATAAAAGCTGGACTACTGAACCTTGTCATTTTAACTTAAAAGATGCAGACTGGTGGGATATTATTGGTTTTGCTTGCTGCAATCAAGGATATAATCCAGATTTTGATAGTTCTATCATCCAGACTGCTACTAATGAGAATAAATCAGCATCTGACTTATTAACCCAACATTATGTAGATGAAGGAATTACTCCACAAGTAACGGTAGATGCTACTATTGGAGATGGACTTCTTCCTAGACAATACGGAGAATACCGATCTTACTACCAGACACCTTATATGTATGTAAATAAGATGTTCCAGATGCTCCAAGCGAAGTGCAAAGAGCTTACTGATTACGAAGTAGTCTTAGATCCTACTTGGTTTAATCCTCAGAATCCTTATTACTCACAATTAGTAATGATGCTGAATAACTTCAGTGCTGCACAAGCTCAAACTGGACACGCAACTAACCTTTACAGAGCATATGCTGGTGGAGCTGCTTGGGTAAATACCACTATTACTAATCCTTCTGAGGATGACTATGTATTTAACTACATTACAGACCAACAATTTAAAATGCTGTGGAATGATGGAGACCTACTTCTCGCTAAAGATCCAGTAATTGGTGGAATGAATCTTCATATTGCTCCAGATACCTTCAATATGCAGTTTGACATTCAAAGTTGGTATACTCAGTGCCGTTTGAACCCGAATACTGCTCTTAAAGTTGATCTCTTCCTTTACGGAGGGAATAAAGAGATAGTCTTCCCTATGTACTTCATAAAGGATAAATCATCTACTCTTACTAATTCAAACTATACAGAGGTTACTACCGATCTATTTACCATAGAAGGTACCTATGCTAACTACTATGTAGATGTTCCAGCATTAGATTTTGTGATCCCACAAGACTTCCTAGATGCCTTAACACCGGATAACTGGACTTTCCAACTTGGAGTAAGATGGAGCTGGGAGACTCAAACACATAGAGCTCTTGCATTTAGAGATGGAAATTGGACTAATCAGTTCTTAACTACTTGGGTTGCATTCAATGTTACTCAAGCAACTAACTGGAGCTGGTCTGCTGACCTTACCTTTACTGGTGTAAGATCTAACACTCCTCTCACTTTACAGCAGTTCTGGGATGAGAAAACCACATTCTTTGATTGTATTCTTAACTATTGCAAGACTTATGGCATCATCTTTAAAGTTGATGAGGTGAATAAGCAACTCAAGTTGCTCCACCGAACTACTTACTTTAAAGACTTTACTATTGAAGATTGGTCAGATAAGCTGGATCGTACTCAAGACTTTATTATCAGTCCTATTACCTTTGATACTAAGTACGTTTCCTTCAATTATGACTCAAATAACACAGACTTTAATGAAACTTACCTTAAAAAGTATGGAGTTAACTATGGAGGATTAAAGCTTAAAACCCTTTATGAGTTCAATAACGATAATACCGATCTCTTTAAAGGTTTAAAGACTTCATTAGTCAGTGCTTATACTGTCCTACCTTGGAATAAGATGCTGGAAGCAGACATTACCTACTACCAAACCGGAGAAACAATGCCTTACTTTGAAAATGATAAGCAACCTACTGATACTTTTGGATGTTTTTACTTTTACAAAGGACTTCACGATTTTGACTTTGAGCTTGATAAGGTTCGTATTACAGATGATACCAATTTCCAGATTACACACCAGACTTACAGCTATTTGCAAGATGGAGCTGCTTCAGATAAAGAGATTGAAGTAACAACCTATCCTTATTTAGATATTTTCTACGGAGATAACCTCTGCTTGTTTAATAATCCTTCAGAATCTTACGATATTAACCAAGAATATAATGATAAAGACTCAATTTATCTCAATTTCTGGAAGGATTGGATGGATGAACAGTACAATGTTCAGAACAAGAAGATCAGTTGTTACTTAAACATTCACCCTATTGATTACTTGAAGTTTGATTTCAAGCACTTCATAATGATTGAAAATCAGCTTTACTTACTAAATAAGATTGAGGATTATGACATTACAAATCCGGAAACTACCAAGTGCGAATTGATCGGTATTCAAAGTACTGATGCATACACAACTATTCCATTTGGAGGAGATTACTTAATCCTATCTGAAGACCATATAGAGCTGTACGGAGGAATGAGTACCACTATTACTGTTAAGAGCAATAATGGATTTACCGTAGGATCTCATAGTAGTCTTATTATAGATGTAACTCCTACCAGCTCTACAAAGAAGGAAGAACAGCTTACAATATATGCAAGAGCAACCCCTTCTGAAGATGTAAATATCATTTTACCAATTAAAAATGGAGATATAACAGTTAACTTAAACATTACTATTAAAAAATCAATAAATGACTACAGTTAAAACAAACGTAATACAAATTGATACTACTCCAGCTGCCAAGTCTGTGAAAGACTTAAGATCAGAGTTGAAAGAACTTAGAGATACTCTTCTGAACCTTGACAAAGGGACAGAGGAGTACTCTAAAACTCTCCAACAAGCAGCTAATATTCAGCACGAATTAAGAGAGCAGACAGCAGAATTGAATGCTTCTGCTATGGACTTTGGGCAAGTAACCTCTAATATGACCAAAACAGCCACTGGTCTGGTAGGAGCTTTCCAATCAGTAACAGCTTTAATGGGTATGTTTGGAGTTGAATCAGAATCAGCTCAAAAAGCAATTCTTAAACTTCAACAATCTATGGCAATTATCCAAGGCTTACAAGCTATGGATGAGGGAGTCAAGGCATTTAAGAGGTTAGGAATGGCTATTAAGAACTCAACCTTATTTACAGAGCTATTTACTACTGCTACTAAGGCTAAAACAGCAGCCACTACAGCTGACACTGTTGCAACCAATGGTGCTACAGTTGCTACAAATGCCTTTAAAGCTGCTATTATTTCTACCGGAATTGGTGCTATAGTTGTTGCAATTGGAGTTCTTGTTGCTAACTGGGACAAACTTACTGACGCAATTGGAGGAAGTACTGCTAAGCTGAGAGATTGGAATGGCGAAATGGAAAGTATTAACTATAATCTCTCTTTCCAACAGCGACTCTTACAAGCTCAAGGTGCTTCTAATTTAGAGATCTTAAACTCAGAATTAGCTGGATTAAAGCAAGAGAAGGATCTGTTGGATAAGGAATTCAACAGCCTCCAGAGTAAGAGACATATGGGTATTAAGCTCTCTAATGAGCAAATGGAGAGATATAATGAACTCATCACACTTAGAAGCCGAAAGCTTGATGATATTACAGTTCAAGAAACCAAAATTGCTACAGAAGAAAAGAAAATCCTAGATAAGTCTGTAGAAGATCAAAAGAAAGCAGAGGAAGAGAAGACTAAAGCTGCAAAAGCTGAGGCAGAGAAACGTAAGAAAGCTATTCAAGATGAGGTTGATGCAGCAAAGAAAGCTTATGACTCTCTTGTAAACAAATACAGAGATACTGTAGAGAAGCTTCAAATTGAGATGAATAAAGAGTTGATTATCGCTGGAAATAATGAAGCTCTACGATTAAAAATCATAGAAGACTATGGACAAAAGATATTCTTAGCAAGAGAGAAGGAACTTAAAGATACTAAGCAACAAGCTTATGATGCCGACCTTCGTAACTTGAATGAGTTGTATAATAAGAAAGAGATTTCTTCCGCTGAGTACTATGACAGACTCCGTAAGTTGGATGCTAAGTATATGATTGACTGGGGTTCTTATCAAGCTGCAGCTGTTGCACGTTACAATCAACAGCTTATTGATATTCGTAGATCCTTTATTACTTGGCAAATTTCTTATCAAGAATATTCTACTCAAATTAATGCAGCTACTCAGCAGCACTATAAAGATCTTCAAGCAGATAGTGAGAAATTTATTGAAACTAAAGATAAAGAAATTAAGGGATTAAAAGAATATTTTAGATTAATTAATTCTGAAGCTGGCACTGATATATTGCTTACAGAAGATATTACAGATGCAATGCAGAATGTGGGTACAGAGCTTCGTAAATTATATCCCGATATTTTAACCTACACTGTAGAGGAACAAGAGAAACTAACAAAGACGGTAATTAAAGGGTTAATTGATTCTGGTAATGCAGAAATAAATGCAGCTAGAACTACCATTTACCAAATTCAAGATTATTACATCAAAGCAAGAGAGAGTGCTAAAAACTGGGTAGATGCTCTTGATACAATTGAGAGAAGATCTTGGGATGATCGTGTTGAGAGAATTAAATCTGAATATGAGCAAGAATTAGCCTTACTGGAAGATCTGAAGGAGAAACAACTAATTGAGGAGGCTGATTATAATAGGGCAGCATTACTGCTAGATGAGAAAAGATCTGTACAGACTCTACAGCTTTATTGGGATATGTTTACAGAAGTTGCAGACATAGCAAATGAAGCTGGAGCTGCCGTATCTTCCATCGGTAATGCAATTCAAGCAAATGCTGAATATCAGATAGAAGCTGGAAAGATCTCAGAAGCAGAATATAAGGAATCAATCAAAAGAGCTCAAGGTTATAACATTGCCGGAGTTGTAATCTCTACTTTAGCCGGTATAGCTAATGCAACTGCTTCTATTTGGTCTCCGAACAATGCTTACTTAACAGTATGGGGACAAGCTGGTATGCAAGCTGCTATCACGGTTGAAATGCTTGCTAATATGGCTGCTCAGATTGCACAAATTAAGAGACAAAGCCTTAACTCTTATGGTGGTGTTTCTTTATCCACTGGTGCTGTAAGTTCTCTGAATGCTCCTCTTCAGTATACCAATTCGGTTGAAGGTGCTTCTAAAGAAAGAGATACTAGAGATACTAGAGTCTATGTTACTGAGCACGATATTACAGATACTCAACGTAGAGTGCAAGTAGCTCAGTCTGAAGCTAGATTTTAATTACGAACCTTACAAATAATATAATTAACTTTATAGGAAGGTGTCACTAAAGGCACCTTCCTTTTGCTACTATGAAAGTATACAAATTGACTATTAATACAGACATTAATGATGAATCTGGTCTGGACTTCGTTTCCTTTGTGGAGTATCCAGCAACAGAACTTAACTTCTTATGCTTTGCAAAGGAAGAGAAGCCAGTAAAACTGGAGTTTGATGCTTCCAAACATATCGTTAAGGGAATTGCAATGGAGTGTGATCAGCCAATCTACCGTAATAATGCTCAATTCGGAGAACACTACGTAGTATTTGACAAAGATTGTATTGAGAAGATGATGCTTAAATTGAGCAAAACTAACTTAATCAACTCTGTTGATACTCAGCACAACGGTGAGGCTGTTGATGGTGTTTATCTGATTGAGAGCTTTATGATTGATAGAGCTAAAGGTGTTGATCCAGTAGAGTTCAAAAAGGTGAACGATCATTCTTGGGTTGTTGCTTACAAGGTTGAGAATGAGCAGTTCTGGAACGAAATCATCAAAAATGGTTCTGAGTTTAACGGATTCTCCATTAGTGGACGGTTTGAATATGTCAATAAATTTGGTTTTAAGAAAGAAGATGAAACTTTTGAACAGTGGATTTCTTCTTACTTATGCTAAATTATCTGGTTTATAAACACACTGCACCAAATGGAAAAGTCTATATCGGTCAGACTTGTCAATCCTTAGAAAGAAGATGTAGAAAAGATGGAATCGGATATAAAGGAAGTTATCATTTCTACAATGCCATACAGAAGTATGGCTGGAATAATTTCAAACACGAAGTAATTTCTACTAAACTAACTAAAGAAGAAGCTGACTGGTTAGAAAAATATCTTATATGATATTATAACTCCGATGATCCCAATTACGGATATAACCTTACTGCTGGAGGTGGAGGAGCTGACGGTTGGAAATGGTCAAAAGAAGCCAGAGAAAAGATGTCCGAAATAACAAAAGGACATACAGCTTGGAATAAAGGGAAAGGTTTAAAAATCTACTGTGTAGAAACAAATACAACCTACTCTTCTATTACTGAAGCTGCCGATCTTCTTAATACCACGAAATATAACATTAGCCACTGCTTATGCGGAAGATCTAAAACTGCATTAGGCTATCATTGGAAATATTTAAACTAAAAAATTATGAATCTAAAAGCTAACTTAATCAAACTATCCAAGATGCTTCTTCAGCTGAAGTCAGTTATGGCTGGTGATGTAGAGCTTATCTACGAAGGCGAGCTGGCTGTTGGCATTGAGGTATTCACTTTAGTAGACGGTGAGTATGCTTCTGCTCCGGATGGTGAATATGAACTTGAAAATGCCGTTCTCGTTATTGCAGAAGGCAAAGTGAGTGAAATTCGCTCTACGGAACCAGAACCGGAACCTATTCCAGAGGTTGTAGTTGAGCTTCCTATGGAAGAAACTCCGGCAGAGCCAGAAGTGGTTGAACCCACCGTAGTAGAAGACAAGGAAGCAATCATTGCAGAACTTGAAGAAAGACTTGCTGCTAAAGATGAAGCTATTGCAGTACTTGATGCAAAAGTAAAAGAACTTGAAGAGGCTCTAGCAACGAAAGAAGAAGCTCTTCAAATGAGTGCTGATAAATCAGCAAAAGAAAAAATCAAAGAGCTTAATAAGATGGCTCTTAAAAAGGACAGTCCGCTTTCAAATTGGGGTAAGTAATATATATTTAGTTTATAAGCATATTACTCCAAACGGTAAAATTTATGTTGGACAAACCAAGCAATCAGTAAAGAACAGATGGCGAGGAGGGAAAGGCTATAAAGGAAACCTTCATTTCTCAAGAGCTATCAGTATTTATGGCTGGGACAACATTCAACATATAATTATTTCTACAGACTTAACGAAGAAAGAAGCGGACTATTTAGAAAGGTATCTTATTAGATACTACGAATCTGATAATCCGAAGTATGGTTATAATATAACGGAAGGTGGAGAAGGAGTTAGTTGGACATCTGAAAGAAAAAAGGCTCTGTCTGACAAAACTTCCGGAACACGAAAGGAACAGTTAGATTCTATACGGTATCTTTCTAATGAAACCAGAAGAAAAAAAGTTATTTGTGTAGAAACAAACACACAATTTAGCTCTATTTCCAATGCTGCAAAAGCATCAGATTTATCTCATTCTGCCATAATTAAGGCAATTAAGAATAACTCTACTGCTGCCGGATATCATTGGAAGTATGCTTCATAACAGATAACTACTTAATTTATTAATAACAAACTTTAAATTTATTACTATTATGGCAAATCCTATTGTTACTTCGCTTCCGGAGTATGTGGATCAGAATAAACTTGGTTTGATCCAAAAATCTGTATTTGGTGCACCTTCTGTTAAATACCTTAACATTCAGAGTGGTGTAAAGCACGCTGCTGCTCTTAACTTACTTGCTACTGATGCAACCCTTCAAGCTAACACTTGTGGTTGGAATGAAGCTGGTACCGCTACCATTTCTCAACGTATTCTTGAGGTTGGTAACTACAAAGTAAATATGGCATTCTGTGACAAGAACCTTCTTGAAAAGTTTGCAAACCGTGAGGTTATGGTTGCTGCTGGTGCAGAAGTTCTTCCTTATGAGGAAGAGTTTGTATCTGATGTTATTGCATCTGTAAACCGTCAGATTGAGTCTCTCATCTGGAATGCAGAGAAAGCTACCGATGGCTGGGATGGTCTTTTGACTATTGCTAAGGCTGAAGGTACTGATGTTGCTTCCGCTGGTTCTACTATGTATGACAAGACTAAGGATGTATACGTAGGTATCCCAGTTGAGGTTCTTGACAAGGCTGTAATCTTTATGGGTATTGACAACTTCCGTGCTCTCGCTCTTGAGCTCACTGAGAAGAATCTCTTCCACTATGATCCTAAGGTAGAAGCTGATATGGCTATCATCCTTCCGGGCACCAATACTAAGGTTGTAGCAGTTGCTGGTCTTAACGGTACCGATGCAATCGTAGCTGCTGATCCTATGAATCTCTTCTACGGTGTAGATATGCGTGATGACGCAGAGACCTTTGACTTCTGGTATTCTAAGGATAACCGTGAGTTCCGTCTCGCTATTGGCTTCAATGCTGGTACTCAGATCGCATTCCCCGACCAAGTAGTTTACACTGCTTAATTATTAACCTTATCTAATAACACGGAGGTGGGAGTTTCTCTCACCTCCATAATTTGAAATTTAACAATATGGCTTGTACTTCATATACAATGAAAGGTCTTGCAACTGGTTGTAAAGATTCTTTAGGTGGTATTAAGAAAATCTGGGTAGCTCCTTCTGAAGAGGTAGAATACACCGTAGCTGGTGATGTTATTACCGTAGACTCTACTGATGCTTTCAAGGTGTTCAACTTCCGCCGTAACGTATCTTCTATGACCTCTAACTTGCAGACTTCTGAGACTTCTGGTAACTCTTTCCAGACTGATGTTGTGCTTCAGTTTATGAAGCAAGAAACTGCAAAGAGAATTGAGCTTATGGCTCTCTTTATGGGTACCAATAAGGTTATCGTTCTTGACGGTAATGGTAAATATTGGGCTCTTGGTAAAGATTATCCAGTAGAGGCTTCCGCTGGTGATGCTGTAACTGGCACTGCTGCTACTGACCTTAACGGTTACGATATTACTCTTACCGACTACTCAGCAGAACTTCCCTACGAAATTACTGATGAGGCTACTATTGCTGCACTTGAAGCAATCACTGTAGCTTAATATTAATTAACCTTAAAAGGCACAGCTATTGAGGTAGTTGTGCCTTTTATTTTACTCTATCCAGTATGATTTACATTAGTGAAACTGATACGAAATTAACCTTACCAAAGCATCTTCTCCATAACGATATATCTTCAATTTCTATTATAAACAATCTTACTGGAGAAGAGTATGCTTTTGAATTAGAAAGTGATCTTTCTGAGAATAGTTTTTACTATGAATTTGATCTCGCTTTAGGGACTTTACCTACTGGAGAATACACTTATAGATTAGGAGAAGAGATTGGTCTGATCACAATCGGTGATTACACTCCTTCTAATACTCATTATCAAATTAACGTAAACAAGATTCAGTATGACCGAAACTAAAAAATTAAACTTCTGTATGTGCGACAAGCCTTCCAGAGAGACTCCAGTACTGCAAGAAGTAGAAAATAAGTCAAAGCCTTACGTACTATACGGTAAGGACAATAAATATCCCAATTATTTATGGGATCTCTATCTTAGAAGCTCTATCCTTCAGTCTATTATTAATGGTACTGCTGACTTCGTAGCTGGTAATAAGATTGAATACGATGAGAAGATTGGTGTAATTGCAGATGACATTAATGCTGATGGTGAAACTCTGGATGACATCATTAAGAAAATTACTGTTGATTACCTTATCTTTGGTGGATTTGCTCTCAATATCATTTATAACCGAAGTGGTTATGTATCTGAAATTTACTGGCTTGACTTTAGAAACGTAAGAAGTAATGTAGAAGGTACTGAGTTTTACTACTCTGATAACTGGGCAAAGAATGATAAGAACTACTTGACTTATCCAGCTTTTGATCCTTACCACAGAGAAGATAGCTGTATTTTCTACTTCAAAGGACACATCACCAGAGGAACTTATCCAATTCCTCGTTATGTTGGTGCTCTCGCTGCTATTGAAACCTCTACTGAAATCAGTAAGTTCCACTTAAACAGCATCCTTAACAACTTCTCTAGCAACTTCATTATCAACTACAACTCTGCTGATTACACGCAAGATGAGAAGGATGAGATTGAAGAAGGAATCCGTAGAAACTTCACTGGTTCTGAGAATGCTGCTAAGTTTATGATTGCATTTAACGATGGTAAAGAGAATGCAGTAACTGTAGCACGTATTCCAGAGGATAACTTTGATAACAAGTATCAAGCTCTCTCTAAATCAACTACCAACGAGATCTTCGTTGCATTCCGTGCTCAGCCTCAGCTCTTCGGTTGTGTGCTTGAAGGCTCTCTCTTTAATAAAGAAGAATATGCAGAAGCTTATGCTCTCTATGACAGAGCTTGTGTGCTCCCAATTCAGAAGGATATTAAGAGAACCTTTAATAAGATCTTTGAATCTGACCATTCAGTTAATATTGAACCATTAACCATTTATGAAGAAGAAGAGGAGGTAACAGAATGAAAGTTTATTTAATTAGTGAAAAGACATTAAAAGAGGACAGCTTGGTAAACAATAACGTAGACGGAATGTATATCAATCCGGCTATTCAAGTTGCTCAAGATATGTTCCTACAACCTCTTCTGGGTTCTGTTCTTTACAAACGAATCTGTGATGATGTTGCAGAAGGAACACTTGATGCTGATTACAAGCTCCTTCTTGATGATTATATTACTCCTTTCTTGGAGTTTAGAGTTATGGCTGACATTCAGATCCCACTCAACTACAAGTTGAGAAATGCTGGAGTAGTTCAGAACTCTGATGTTAATATTCAAACTGTAAGTCTGGATGAACTTAAGTATCTAACAGACTTCTATGAAAATAAGGCAGCCTTTTATGCGAATCGTTTGTCTGACTTCCTTTGCCACAATAGCAACATCTATAAGGAATACTTAATGGGTTGCAGTTGTGCTGGAATGAAGGCTGATAGAAGATGTAACACTATTATAAATCTGCACTAAGATGAACTTGATTACAACTTTAAATTATATTACAGACATAGCAGAGAGTCTTCAGCTGGTTAACTCTGCTTATAAAGGTAGTCCATACGATCATTGGAACAGTTCCGAGATTAAATACGGTTCTGTCTGTGTTGCAGTAGAAAATGTTAGTAGAGACAGCCTTATGACTTACAATCTTGTTCTTTACTATGCAGATAGATTGACTCAAGATAGAAGTAACCTCTACGAAGTTCAGACTGATGCAACCACTATTTTAACCAGCATACTTAACTCTTTAGATGAGATAGGAGACGTTGAAACTCCTTACAATATAGAATTATTTGATCAGCAGTTTAGTGATTACTTAGCTGGTGGTTTTGTAAGGTTTGGATTGGTAATAGAGTCACCTCTTGGTGATTGTGAGATGGAAGACTACGAAGACATTCCAGATCCTTATTACATAGATAAAAATGGAACCTATCACTTAAATGGTAACTACTTACTTGATGTAGATGTTCAGTCAGAACAAAAGCTTGATATGAACAGATTTAGTCTCTATAACGGGGTGATTGGTCAGTGGGTAAATGAAGGAGATTGGAATAACTTAACTCACGCAAATAACTACTTTAGTTATTGCACATCTGATGGAACTACCGACCATATTGATATGCATATTCCAGATGCTGTAACTGAATGTTTTTGGACTTTTAATGTATTACCTTCGGATATTAAAAAGTTGAATATATCTGGTATGCAAGGAGTTACTGTGGCAAATTACTTTTTGGACAGTACCTACGTAGAGGAAATTACTCTTCCAGAAAACTGGTCAAGTTTTGGAAGAAACACTTCTTCTAGTATTTATCAGCTGTTTAGGTATTGTAGACAGATTAAACGGATAGACTTCCCTCAATTTGGAGATGGAACTTACACTTATGCTATTTATAACTTAGTTTATAGCGCACCAAAACTGGAAACAGCATCTTTAAAAGATTTATCTTACTGTAAATCTTTTAATGGTGTAAGCTATGGCGGAATCTTCGCTTTCTGTACAAATCTGAAAAATCTTACGATTGAGAAACTTCCAGATATAAATCTTGCCAATACCGGATTTAAAAATAACACTGCTCTATCTAAAGAGTCTCTTGTCAACATTTTGAATGCTTTACCTAATTCAACAAAAGGATATTCCATTGACTTAGGAGCAACGAATATTGCAAAACTAACTGATGAAGAAACAGCAATTGCAACCAATAAAGGTTGGACTTTAATTTAATACTATGATTTCAGTAATAATTCCAGCATATAACAGCTCTTCATTTATAAAAAGAGCTATAGATTCTGTGCTAAATCAGATATACACAGATTTAGAGCTGATCATCGTAGATGATTGCTCAACAGATAACACTTACGATGTTTGTAAGGCTTATACAGATCCTCGCATTAGAGTAATCAAGAATGAAATTAATCAAGGAGCTGGTATTAGTAGACAAGTTGGATTGAAAGAAGCAAAAGGCGAGTGGATTACTTTCTTAGATAGTGATGACTTCTTAATGCCAGACTTTCTAAGTGTGAGTATGCAATTACAACAGCAGCACGATTCTGATGTTGTATATACCTCTTTTACTGTTATGTATCCAGAAGGTGTTAGACAAATAATTCCGGCTGGAGACTTTATAATGGAGAATTCCGCCACTGTACAATGTCATTTCAATTCACAGCTTAAGTTCTTAACTGGTAAGTTATTTAGAAAAACATTACTTGAGAAAACACCATTCAGTAATAAAAGAGTTGGAGAGGATGTTCAAACACTCTTCTTTGCTACTTATTTAGCAGATAAAGTGAGGAGCTCTTCTTACAGCGGATATATTCACGTGTTTAGAGAAGGTTCTCTGCTTGCAAATGCTCCATACTTTTATTGCTATTGTGAATCTACTAAAGCTTGTTTTGAAATAATTGAATTTCTGCACGAAAAGCAAGACAAACAAATATTTGAGTTTCTGCTCGCTTCTGAATACAGAAACTATTTAGTAATGAAAGCTGCTATCAAAGCTGGAAATATTGAAAAATCTGAAGTCCAGAAAAATAAACAAAGATGGTCTGAAGTCAAGAATTGGTTTAAAGACCATTCTGATTGGGTGAAATCTATAAATTTAATACAAAAATGAAACAGTCTGAATTAAAAAACATTGAGCATCTCTCTATTTACGAAGAGAAGGAAAAGTTTATTCACTTCCATATGGAAGATGGATATGTATTCACTCCATATAAAGAAGGAGAGAGTATTTTAACATATTATAGTTCCGTTTGCTGCTATGCTCCTTATATGGAAGAATATCCAGATTACAGAGCAATCACTGTAGCAGAAGATGAAAAATATAAAAAGCTTCTTGAAGAGGCACTTGAAAAAGAGCATAAGGAGGATAAATAATTATGGTACATTATGATTCTGATTATGAAGTAAGACTTGCAACTTTAGCAGCTTTGGGAGGTGATGCAACTAAGCATTATCACTCTGTCTATGATATAGACATTGCTATTCTTGAAGTCATTGAAGAAGGTGGTGGTGGAGAAGGAATGACTTGGAATCAAATCCAAGACAAGTTGGCAACTTCCGGAGTAAATGAGATTACCTTTACAAATGGTTCAGAAAGTGCAATTCTTGACTATGCAACTCTTAAAGAGCTTATTGAAGGAGGTGGAGGAAATGCTTCCATTAAGGTTGTTTCTGAACTTCCAGAAGTTGGTGATCCTAACACCACTTATATTCTAACTAAGGAAGCCAGTACTGAAGTTCGTCCAAATGTAGCCGATCACGATTATCACGAACTTCATTATGGTGATAAATTTGGTATTGGAGCTGGTATTAATGGAGCTTATATGATTATTACTAATCTTGGAGAGTATCCAACTCACTATTTAAGAATCTCCGTCAATCAGTCTGGCAGTGTGGTTATGAGACATTATTTCTCTCCAGAAGATTACCAGACAAAAACAGTGACCGTTGTTAATCTTCAAGAAGCATTTGATGAACTTGGAATTGGTTCAGAATGGCAATTCTCGTATGAAAATACAATGCACGATCCAGCTCTTGGTAAAGATGTTTATATCTTCCGTTTTAATGGAGATATGAATATTGCTTATTGGTACAGTGAATATGATAACAACCCTTATGCAGTAATTGAAACTAAGGCTGAAAATGGTGTATATTACTGGGTTAATAATAGTTGGCTTTCCCCAATGTCCGATGAGATTGATGAAATCAAAGCTACTATTGGAGATATTAACAATGCACTTGAGGAGATTATTGGTGTTAACAATCTCAATTCTAAATTGAGAGAAATTTATGGAGACTAACTATGACAAATCAAGAATATATTACTGAAATTCTCAGATGTAAATCTGATATGAAGAATAGTATAGTTGAGAAAGGTAGTTCGGTAGGAGATTTCTTACCGGACTATTCTCCAGCTATTTTAAATATTAG